CCAGCCGTAAACGGTCGACCCGCCGTCGCGATCCGCGACGAGGTGGTACGGATGGCGGGACTTGCCGAGCTCATATATCTGCGTGATCTTCGCCTTGCCGTTCTTGCACGGCGAGCCGTCGAAGGCGTTCGCGCCGACGTAGTGGCGTCCGCCGTTGAAGATGACTGTATCGCCCACCTTCGGCGTCCACTTTGTCCCGGCCTTGATGATCTCGTTGACGCGCTTCTGGACGGTCACGTAATCGTAACCGGCAGCGGTCAGACGGTCTTTGCGGTCCTGTCCGACGCCCCACTTGCCGTCGATGACCTCTCTCGCGAGCTCCTCGACGCTCTTTTTCGGCTCCGGTTTGACCGGCTCAGCGTCGTATTTCGGACGACCGTATCCGACGATCTTCGAGTCCGTCAGCTTGTACGTGCAGCGCTTGACCTGATTGTCGGCGTTGCCTTCTATCGTGTAGACGTTGGAGCTGTCGACCCGCTCCACAAGCCCGGTGTGGTTGCAGTTCTTGACCGAGCTTCCGAAGAAGATCTGATCGCCCGGCTTCGGATTGTTTGTATAGAACTGACCTTTGGCGCGGTAGTAACCGGCGGAATAGGTGCATCCAGCTCCGGCTGATTTCTCCGGCTGACAGAGCAGCGAGAGCGCCTTCTGATACCCGAACGCGGTCAGAAAACACCAGTCGACGAACATATCGCACCACGCTGCCGTCTGCTTCTTGCCGTTGTACCACGCCGGGTACTTCTGGTCGAAGTCGCGGGCGTATTTGGTGTAATTCAAGCTTCCGGCATTCGCCGTCTTGTTGTCAAGCTGGGCGTTTGACTTTTTTTCGCGGTAGCCGATCTCGCCGGCTGCGATCCGCAAGACTTTACTCGCTGTGTATGCCATTATTATCCCCCTCTTTCGGCGGTTCCGTCGGCAGCGCCATGAACTTCGTATGCAGGTCGTCCATCACGCCGTTGAGTCCGAGGTTGTGGTACTGTTTCCAGCAATTCTCGAAGGACTCGCGGGCATATATCGGCGCGTAGCCTTTGGCCTTGTATCGGTTGTAGTCGTCGATCATCTGAGCCCGCAGGAGAGCCTGTACGCCGAGGCGTACTCCCTTTACCTGCGCCCACATAAACTTCGCGAACGCTGCGAGTATCGCCGGGATCCCCAACAGTGTCGCCCACTGATACCACGTCATTCGCTCGCCTCCTCACTTATAGCCTCGTCCGTCTCCCGATATGTGTACTCTGTCGGGTCTTGTATCGGCGGTGGCATCCGCCGCATTTCTTCGATTTCTGTTTCCGTTGCGTCGCGGATGACGCCGTTTTCCCAAACTCTATATGGCATATAGCTCTATCCCTCCACTCGCAAATTTGGTGCTTGCAGAATAGCAATAAACCGATATGCTGCCCAATCTGATTGAGTTGCCTTCTTCGGGATATCTCGCCCATTGAGAGCCGTCGAGCAACACAGACCGCCAGTTGCTGTCCGGTTTTGCGAATAATGCAATAAAGACGTTGGAGTGTATCTTGCGGCTCCCGTTAATGTAAGATGTCACAACAGAATCATTAAAGTAAAGCCAATCACTTGCCGTAAGTGTTGCCGTTGATATCTGAACCCATATCAGGTGTTTGTTCGTCAAATCGTACTGCGTTGTGTCGAAAGTCACTCTGTTGACTTGCTCTGATAAGGTATCAAAAATTACGCTGTCTAACAACACTGGTTGCGGCATTGAACTTACGCTCACTTCCGCCTCTGCATACTGCGAAACATTGACCGTACCGTTCTGATTGATTGTGACCTTGCCCGTCGGCTTGATATATCCCGGCGGTATCGGCACATTGACATTAACGCTGTCGTACTCTCTGACGCTCTCTGTGCCATTCTGTGAGATGTTTTTCGTCCCTGTAGGCACAATGTATTCCGTCGGTATTCGTGCGATATTTACGCTCTCAAGCCCGTCGTAGCCCGTGTCCGGCAAGATGGTCTGTGCCTGTTCGGTCGGTGTGGCGGTCTTGCTCTGCAAGGTCGGCTGAACATCCACCCTCGCCACTCCGTACCTGCGTACATCGTGGTCGCCGTTGGAGCCAATCTCTTTGATGGCGGTCGGGTCGGGTATCGGGTCAACCTCCACCCGCCCGAACGTCGTACCCGCTGCCGGATAAACCGTCTGTTCCTCGTAAGTCGGCGTGACGTGTCCCGTGACCTCAGGCTTAATAGCCGCTTCGACGTAAGACAACGACACGGGAGCGGGCTGTGATACTGTCAGTTTAATCGCCATCGGTAATCACCCGCTTCAAGATGTTGAGCTCCGCGTCAACCGTGGCGATATCCGACGCGCACCGCTTGCCGTTGCCGTCAAAAAAGTTGAGCTGTATCTTGACAGCACCCACGCGAAAACGCGACGTTTCCGCCTGTGTCAGCGACAGGGCGAAGTTGCCCGCGTCAAGGATGTTTAAATCCGTCACGTCAACCACGGTGTCGCCCTGACGGAACGTGACGTGCGGCTGCGTGATCTGCGTCATATCCACACCCTCGACCGTAAAGGTAATCGGCGCGTCTGTGTACTGTTTCATTTGCCACCTCCGCTATCTGCCAGTCCCTCACCGATGACATAGGCAATCAGCGACGCCCCCGCCATTATCAGAGCGGCGACCTGCTCCGTCGTGCCTGTATCTTTGCCGAGATACAACAGCAACATCGTTACGAACGATACCACCGCCGCCCAGAACTTGCGTGAAGTTAATTTGCGTTTCCAGTCCATAAAACTCACCCCTTTAAGTAGCTCAATACGGTTATAAGGTAGTTAGATATAAGCTCCTCACTTGCTTTGATGACATCGGAGGAATACCCGCCGCCGTCCGCTTGCGTTACCTCGCCCGTGTACTTGAATGACGGGAATGTTTCAAAGGTACAACCGAGAACATTACGCAGGTCGTAAAAGTCTTTAGCCGTGTTTACGGTATGCTCCGCTCCCGTCATCAGATTTCCGCAACGAGGCGGACTCCACTCCGGCAGTGTCGGGTCAAAACCAAGATTAAACTGCTCGATAAATTCTGCCGTGACATCAGCTATGTGGTAGCTTGAAGCGTTCTGAAGTTTGTCGGCTTCGGGTCTTTCGTCAGGTGTAAACAAGATGTTGTTCACATTCCGATACTTTGACTCCATATCTGTCCAAGTTCTCCCGCAAGTATGATAGTCAACCGCAAAGACGATATCATCCTTGTAAAGGTCGAACAGGTCACGGGCTGCCCTTGTCTCCCACTCGGAGAACGGGTTTGTCCCTGTGTACTGCTTGTAATCAGTCACCCATTCGTCGCCCACTTTATGCTGAAAAGTCTGGCTATCCGGGTCCCACTGTACCCAGTTTTTACAGTCCCAGTTTCGGTTGAGGTTCACGCCCCACTCTGACTCCGGCGTATCTGCGTTCCCGACAGGACCGTTAGGATAAGTCTTGTGGAGGAAACCGTAAGGATTGATACACGGCATAACAACGATACGGCAATGGCGGCGAAGATATCTCAAAACGGGACTTTCGACCGTATTCTCGATAATGTGTTTGAGCAGATAGTACAAAGAGAATACAGACGCTTTTTCGTAACCGTGAGAGCCGGAGATTATGAACAGCGTCGGCAGCTTCTTGTCGGTGGGGGCATTACTCATTACCTCTCTGTTCGGTGTCAAAACATACCCGTATGCCGTGGACATTACATCCGATACGGAGCTGCCCGCCGCAACCTGTGTCCAAGTTCCTATGTTTCCGTTTCCGCCGTCTGTGTACTGATACTCTTTCATATAATCTGAATGAGCGGACGCAAGAGCGTGGAACTGTGCGTAGACCTGTTCGGGAGTGGTATCATACATCATCGGAACTATCCAGTCATCACTGGTTTTCCAAGATGCTTGCCAGCCGCTTGTATATTTAATCCTTGTGAAGACTGGACGAATAGGGTCACTTGTCATTATGTACTGTCTCCCTACTCTTGTGTCCCTATGTGGCTCATCAAGCGGGAGATATGCTATTTTATACGCAGTATTTGCGACTTCTGACGGTGCGTTGTCTACATAAGGAGCAACCTCAGACGATACGCTGTATATACCCTCTGTGGTCAGCGTGTTGATGTTGAAATGGGATGCTGATGTTGCCGTTATCGGGGTCGGTGTGACACCGCCGAACGGGAATGCGTCATATATCTCATCCTGCCCGTGGTAGAAGTTCCCGCCCGGAACGATACCAAAGTCAACAGATGAATACTTCGGCAGAAGTTCGTCTACCGCTTTCTGAACAGGATTAAAGAAGTGTGCCTTGTCGTACCTTTCGTTGATGTTTGCGGCACCCGTCGTCCCTTCTTTGCCGATGGATATCTTGTACTGCTGACCTTTCGGCAATATCACGCCGACTTCGGGGACTTTCGCCGCATTTTCCGACGCCGCCGCCTGATATGCGCCCTCAGTGAAATAGTAGACCCACACCACATAATCCACCGCAGGCTTCAGCAACAGGTCGCAAGGAGCTTCGTGTATGTCGGGCGTAGATATCCTATAAACATAAGAGCCGGAGACCCACTCGCCTGTTTCGTGGTTAATTCTTCCGTTCCTAAAGTCTGTAACGGGAAGAACGGAATAATAGTCGCTGTTGACCCGTTCGGGTTCCGCAACCTGCTTCTGCAAGGGGTTGAAGAAATGAGCCTTGTCGTGGCGTTCGTCAATGTCGGGCTGTTCGGTCGACTTTTCCTTGCCTATGGAGATTTTATACTGCTGTCCTTTTTTTATCGTTGTACCTGTTATGGGTATTCTTGCGGCATTCTCTGACGAAACCGCCTGATAGACACCGTTGACAAAATAATAGACCCATACGACATACCCCGGAACAGGCTTTAAGAACAGGTCGGTCGCCGCTTCGTGAATAGCGGGCGTAGAAATGCGATACAGTAATTCGCTTTTCCGCTCTCCATCGGTGTGGTCGATTTTGCCGCGCAAGAAGTCCGCTGCGGGCAGTACGGAATATTTGTCGCTCGCTTCGGCTATTTCAGCCTCTATTGCGTCAATAGTCGCGGCAAGAGTGATATCGTCA